TGTTCTGGTGTTTGCCTAATGTTTGCAATATTTAAAGTTGTACCAGTTTGACTTGCACCGTGTACTACAGGTATACCATATGGTGGTATTATATCTAAATCGTACTTATCGTATCCTAATATTCTTTTGTATCCACCTTCAATAGAAGGCTCAAAGTTTCTTAGTATTCGTGCAGAACCGGGCATTTGCATACCCTGCTGCAGTGGACTCATATTTGATATTAGCCCACCACTAAACTGAATGGGAAATGTTTGACGATTGGTAGGCATACATTAAAACACCCTAAAAGAACTAACTGATGTATTACTTTGTGTTATAGCAGTAGACCTAACATAGTCATACCTATTTACGTACAAACTACGCATACTTTTTATTTCTTCCATAAATCTTTGTTGTGTTACCTGTGCCTCTTGAGTTTCGCCCCTAAACATATAAGCAAAGTGCATAGCACCATTTACAATAATGTAACGAAACTGTTCTGGCACTGTTGGAACATCTGTAGTATTTAATAAATCAACAGGTAAACGATAATACTCATAAACATATTCGTATGCTTTATCTGGATTTTTTACAAAGCCAAATTCTTGATTAGGTGCTCTAAATACAAAGTCTGGCATAGCTCTATTATTAGATGTATTGTACTCTATATCTACATGTTTATCTAAGTATTCTTCGTAAGATATTACTTTAATACGTCTAGTGTCATTTCCTAATGTAGAATTTCGTTTTATTCTAAAGCTATCAAAGTCTATTGTTTTAGCATCTGAAGGAAACGCATAACGCACTACTCCTGCAGTCATTGTTTCTTCAGCAGTTACATGATTATAAGGCCACTCATACTCATGTTGGTTAATATAACGTATAGATGAATTTACCGCATCTTTAATCATGCCATACTCACCAGTAGCTGTAGAAAAATTACTAGTCGTAAGCTCTACTTCATTAAGTCTACGGTTTACGTCATTGACAAGTCCAAGATAATCATATGCCATATTAACGTTCCTTTAATCGTAGTTTAATACTACGTTCTGCTGTACTTCCTGTATCATCTGTCATTTGACAAAAGAAAGTATATTCTACATTATTTTGTCCACCAGATATATTTATAGTTGCTACAGTATTAGTATTTGTTTGTGACACATTTTGTATACTATCTGTAGTTGCACTGCTAGAAGCGGAAGTAAGAGTAGCTCCTGCATTTAGTCTTGTTTTTGTATTATACAACGATGACTTTACAAACCATATAACAGAGTTGATAGTTGCTGTGTCAAGAAATCGTGACCAATCTACACTGTAATCTAACGTTTCATCAGGGTCTTTACTAGGCCAACGAAAACTCATATGTTATTCCTCACTTGCGTAAACAACACGATCTGCTGATGTAGGTTTTCTTTTTACAGAAACTCTTCTATCTTGTTGTTCTACTATTATAGTTCTATCATTAGATGAAGTCAAGGTAGCAGGATCAATATATACTTTCCTATCTTGGCTTCTTATTAGTACAGTTCTTTCAGATGCTGTAGTAGGCATTATGCAACCCTTGGCAGTATAACAGTTCTTCTTTTGTTATATCTATGTTTAACTGCTTCATAATCAAACTGTATTGATGCTACGTTTGCTGAAGGTAAATTTACTACAGCAGAAGAAGAAACACTTGCTAGTTTTTCGGTAATAACTACATTGATACTACCTATTGTACCTGTTGATGATACACTTTGTAGTGACTCATCTACTACTGGTTCTGGTGCATTTATAGAACCAGTTAATTCTAGTCCTACTATCTCTGCTTTAGAAGATGATCTAGCAGTTGCTGCAGTGATAGCAGATGTACCAACTACTGTTCCTAGTGTATCAGATACATTTGGTTTAATTGTACCTATTGAGAATGTAGCTATTACACTTAGTAAATTTTCAGAGGTTTTAGCTTCTACTGTACCTATTGCACCTGTAGCAGATACGCTTGCTAAACTTTCGTCTACATTTATTTTGAGTGTACCTATTGAGCCTGTAGCTGATACACTAAGAAGGTCTTCATCTACCTGTGGCTCTATTGTGCCTATAGCACCTGTAGCAGATACACTACCTAATTCTTCTGCAACATTTTCTTTTACTGTATTTATGCTACCTGTAGCACTTACACCAGTAAGTGTTGCACTATTACCTATCCCTACAGAACCTATTGCACCTGTTGCTGATACACTGAGTAGGTTCTCAGATATGTCAATTTCAAAACCACCAACGCTTACAGTTTCTATTGCGCCAGTTGCACTAACTCCTGATAAGGCTACATTGGGTGATACTTTACCATATCTAGCAGTGCCATGCCTACCTGTGCCATACAGGGCATCAGAGGAGTCATAGAAAGACATTTGTTAGGCAATACGTATTACGGCAGTACTCGCTGCTGCTGCAGGAAATTCTATTGTTAAGTCACCTGCTGTAGCACTTACAGTACCACCAAAAGAAATTACGCATATTGCTTTGTTCGATGCAGAGGAATTATATATAATACAACCTGCTGCTGAACATGTTACGTTAGAAAATACTTCATCTGCAAAGTCTACTATTGCAGTTGTACCGTCTGTAGAAATAGCGGCACTGTCTAGGTTTTGTCCACCTGCGGAATAGTTAGTACCTGATGCTTCATCAGAGTTACCTGTAACGTCTGAATAATTAGTTGTTGCTGCACCATATGTACCAGACTCACCGCTTTTAATTAATGCAAGTTTTAAAGTGTGGGTATCCAGATCATGGACACCACCAAGAACTTCTGATTTAAAACTTGTACACATTGCTGTTGTAATGCCCATGTTTGAATCCCTTTATATACAGTTAGAGAGGCCACTCGAAAGCAGCCTCCCAAATTTTTTATTATGCAAGAGCGTCACGATCTACTTCATCAGCAGTCATTTCACCCAATGCACTAACGTCCATTAGTACAGCGTAAACACGTAGTTCACCTGCAGTAAATGAACCGCCAGAACCTGCAAGAGTTACATCAAGTGTATCTGCAGAGGTAATTACAATATCCCCTGCTACTGTTGCTGAAGGAGCATGTGCTCCATCTGCTGCACCGTCAATGTCAAATGTTGCGACATATTCGTCTGCATCAACAGCAGTTCCTAAACTTGCAGTAGCATCAGTGCCAGAGTTCATAGTAGCAGAAGATGTTACTTGAATACCTGCTGCCATAATCTTAGTGTTAGCAGGTACAGTAAGAGCTTGTACCACATCACCCGGAGCAATGCTGTTTGCAGTTAGGTCAATAGATTGCTCAACCATGTAAGGCTGTCGCCCTCGTGATGAACTCCCATGTGCAGGAGCTAGAGTTGCAGTAATAGTAGCCATTTTCTAGTTCCCCCTTACGCTAAGTTATATGCAGCAGTAACGATTGCTTCAGGACGAAGAATCTTTCTGCCATACAAATGCATACCACGAACAATGTCAGCAAAGCTGTCAGGGTCACGATATGTCTCAGTCTTATTAATCTGCTCTGCAGTTGCAATAGCAGAAGAATGTCCTGCAACAATAATTCCCATGTTTGAAGTGTTAGGACCACCTACTGTCGATGGGCCAGTACCCAAAGATGGAAGGTTGTTTGAACTATACACTTGGAAACCATGTAAGTTATTTACTACCAAACCATTCTGAAGACCAGAACCACCGAAGTCTGCATTCAGAAGACGTGAATCTTCATCCTTTAGAACTTCAATAAATACTGGGTCTAAAACAAGCCAACGACCTTGTGTGTCAACATTTTGTTGATCCATAAGACGTGACATACGTGCAATAATTTGTAGTGGGAATGCATTACCTGCAGTTCCTGACTTTGCAGCCGTTGCACCACCTGCACGTGGTTCGATACCAATTGAATTGTTAGCTGAACCTGCGCTACCAGAAGTGTTGGTAAAGTCAGATGCATCTAGTGACATAGAAGCCAATAGTTCTGCACCAACTAAATTAGCACCGCTAGAAGCTGTAGACACAGCAGCAGAACCATTTGTGGTTGTATTTACTGCACTTGCACTTGCATGTAATGCAGCTTGTTTAAAGCCTGACAAATAGCCAAGAACTTCTTGGTCCATCTGATCAGCTAAACGATACGCAGCACGATCACTTGCAAGACTTTGGAAGTTAACATGTGAATGAGCTTCTTCAATGTCATCGACTTTAAATGCAAAGTAGTTTGCTTTGTCGATTGTCAATGAAAAATCTTCATCGTCCAAATCTTGTGGAGTAATTGTTGTGCCACGTGCATACGATTTCACAGTGATCTCAGGTTCTTTGATGATTTTTACTGAATCACCCATTTGGGCAATCTCACCAAAGTAATCTGAGTTTGTGATCGCTTCAACAACAGATGACTTACGGAACGCAAGTTGCACCTGTTTGGAGTAGATTATCGGTGAAAAATTACCATTAGGTAAGTTACCATAACCTCCTGCAGTTGAAAATGCCATTGTATTTCTCCTTTATAGCATTGAGCACGACAGATGCAAAACTAACTATACTTATACAGAGGCTAACTCTACTAGGGTGCATCTTATGTAATATTGGCCTATATTACACTTAATGGGCCATGAGACATTAGGTTGTCCGAAAGGATATGTTGTTTGCTAATTGTGTAAAAGGCACAGGTATTCCATCTCTACAGGGGCTGTGCCACTTACGGTATACATATAGTTATACTTAAAAATTTCTATATGTCAATAGATTATCTAGCATTGCCAGATATATCGTATACAAAAGTGCCTGTGCGGATTGCTTCCATAATATCATCAGACATCTTTTCGTATTCTTGTGCAGACATTTTTTGCACGTCAGATTCTAGTATTGCTTTAGAACTATCACTTGTATCTGGCTTGCTACGTGAGTTACGTGCATTTACAGAACGTGCAGCATCTTTGTCTGTAGTCTTAGTTTTCTTTTTAGTAGTAATGTTTTTGTCTGCTTTGTACAAATCAATTGCACGAGCAGCAGTTCTAGCATCACTAGCATTCTCATATAAAGCATCCTGTATTGACTGAGGTTGTTCGTTTACCCAGTTGTGAAAGTCATCTGTCTCACGAATGTCTTCAAAGTCAGGGTGGTATCGAAGTAACTCTGCTTCTGCTTTTTCACGAGTTGCAGTCATTTGCAATTCATCTACAGCCTTAACACGTTCTTCTAATACAGCAGCTTGTTCTTTTGCCTTTTTAATTGCAATTGTTTCTACGATTGCTGCTACGTCAGGATACTTTGCTGCCCAAGCCTCTATGTCTTCATCTGACTTGGGAAGGTTAATCTCTTTCTTAGTGGCTTCACTTAGTTGTGTTTGTAGTGCCTCTATCTTTGCAGATAACTCTTTTTCCTTTTCTTGTTGGTGTCTACGTAAATCACCATAACGTTTCTTAAAAGATTTTTCTTCTGCGTTTTCTGGTTCAGGTTCTGGTTCTTCTACTTTACCTTTTTGTTCGGCAAGTAACTGTTCCAGTTCTTCTTCTTCTTTTTTTAGTTTGTCTTCGTTACTATATTTTTTATTTATAAAAGCAGATTTAGTTTCTACTTGTTCTACCATTGCGTCTTGCATTTTATTTTCCTTTCTAGGGCCACCGTAGCCAGTTGTATGGGGGATGGGTAGCTAGTATATATGGCACGTTTAACGTGATGCCATCTCACGGAATATCGGGTGTATTCCGATATGTCATTGGGTCTACTCTGTATTCCTCTGTGTTTGGACCTGCAGAGTACATTGTATCTCTAGTATCTTCCATAGGGGCACGTGGCATGTCAGCTAACATTTGTTCTGTTTCACCTTCTGGCTCAGAAAATATTTCAGTTAGCTCTGGGCCTATAAGTTTCATTATAACTTCTCCAACTGGATGTTGTTCTAATGATTGTAGTATCCCTGCTTCTTCATCAGTTAATTCCTGAAACCGTTGGAGTACAGTACCTTTTAATTCACTTATGTCCATGTTATTTATCCTTTTCCATTAAGCCGCCTTTTTTAAATCCAGTAACTCTACCAGTTTTCTTATAATCTGCTATTTTACTTTTTGTAAATTTGTCAGCTTTTTTCTGACGTTCCTGACGTTCTTTTCTTCTTTCTGCGGCTCTTTCTTTTCTTTCTGATTCTCTACGTCTTTTTTCACGCTCATCAGCTTCAAGACCTAATCTAATTTGTTTTTGTTTTTCTTCTTCTGCTTTTTTAGCTGCTAGTTGATCCGCTAATGATGGTCCTTTATCTTTAGTATTACTTGCAGTTTCTATTGAACCTTTTTCTCCTGCAACACTAATTTTATCAACTACTTCTGCTTTCTTAAATGTTCCACCTGCTTTAGCACGACCATCATTAATAGCAGTTGCAACACCACCACCATACTCTATAATTGAATCAAGAGAGGACATACCTATGCTCATACCAGTGCTGCCTGTAAAACCTTTATTTAATGTTTGTTCTAATCGTTTTTTTGCTGCAGCACCTTGTATGCCACCTTTTTGTGCAAGTCTAATATCTGCTGCATTTTCTTTTGCAAATTCATCTCTAGCGGCATTACCTTGTGCAATTAACTCATAATGCCTTGCTGCAGCCATATCACCATTTCTAATAGCCATATCAAATTGTTGTTGTTGTATTGAAGTTAAATTATTGCCTGATAATCCCTTTATGTATCCTTGTACTGAAGGTTTACCTCTTGCTTTTGAAAAATCTTCTAAACTAAACTGAGCCTCATAGTTTTTATTATACTTATCTAATCCACCTTTTGTAAAAAACGTATCTGTAATTCCTTTGCCAATTCCACCAATAGTATCTTTTGCAGAAGATAATATACCAATTTCTTTTATTTTTTCTTTAGCTAGTGTTTCTCCAAATTTCTGGACCATTGCAGCTTCAATATTTTTTACATTTTTTCTAGCAAGCAAAGAAGCAGGTAAGCCTATACCCGGAAGTAATGCAGCTAAACCTTGACCAGTTTTTGCTTTTTTATATTCTTCAATAAGTTTTGTTCCATCAGGATCATTGTTCCATTCTTCAGAACCTTCAGTTAATAAATTATTAAATGTTTCTACACGTTTACGTTCTGCTTTTGTTTTTAATGTATCAAAAAGTTTTTCGTTTTCTCTTTTTTCATCATCAGTACTTCTGCCACCTGTAGCAACCTGTGCAGTTTCTACACCAGTGTCAGTTGTAGTATCTGTTGTTTCTGTATCTGTACCACCTTGTGCAATAAAGTCAGAGTGTCTAATATACCCTGCAGGTACAGCAGATACTGGATTACCCTGATATTCATTTATCATCATGGTATCACCAGTAGTAGGATTAATATACTTTACAGGTTTGTACTCACTACTCACATCAGGAACAAAATCTGGCTCATCTACTTTTGTTGCTACAGTAGGCACTGGCTCTGTTGCATACAAAGGTGAATATCCAGTAGCAGGTGCAGCAAGAACAGTAGGAGCAGTATAGCCACCCACTGGTGCAGTATTTGCAGGTACTAATGAACTAGCAGGTACAGTCAAAGGAGCAGCAGGTTGTACTGTATTTGGCTGTTGGTATATAGATTGTTGTGTGCCCATTATACCTTGATTAGCTAAGTTTTGTTGTGAAGGTACAAATGTTCCTTGTTGTGCTTTTATAGGTTCATCATCTTTTTTATCTGATTTCTCTTCACCTACAACTAAAATTAAATCGTCCATAGTAAATGGTAGGTCATCTGGTATTGTTGCTTCTTCTGAATTACCCATCTGCCCCATTGCTTCCATTTTCTTTAGACCCATCTTAGCTTCTTGCCGTAGTGTCATTAGTTTTTCTAATCCATGATACCGTGTTACATCTTCTGGAAATACAAACTCACCTTCACTTAGCATGGCAGGTATATCATCACGTACACCTTCCTTTGTACCACCAATAGGCACATCGTTACCAGACTCTTCATCTACTTCACCACCCTCGTCAAGCAAACCACCTTCTCCAAACATCTTCATTTGTTCATCCATAGAAGTACCACCTTTATTAAATTTTAAACTTTTACTATGTTCTTTTGCAGCTTTTTCTGCTTCTTTTAAATTATCATGTGTGCTTGTTGGTTTAATTAAACCTTCATCCAATAGTTCTCTTAATTCATCCTCAGTTAACTCTTCACCCATTACTATACTAGGAATATTTATCCATTTATCTTTGTATTTAAATGTAACAGATAACTCAGATACATCATGCCCTTCTTCTGTTTTATAAACAGTTCGTCCTGTTTTCTCTACAGTTTTACCTGTATCCTCTCCTACAAGAACACCACCCTCTGATCTTTCTTCATAATCACCACCAAAGTTAATTAGTTCAGCTATTGATTTTTCGCCTTTTTTCTTTTTCTTTGGTTCTTCTTCTTTACTATTTTTAAGACTACGGAGATATGCCATAATCATTTCAAATCGTGTGCGTGGTTTGCTCTCATCAGCCATGTTTTAAAACCTCATCCCTTAATAGTTTTAATCTTCTTAATTGATAAATAGCACCCTGTGATCTATACATAGCAACAGATTCAGTAGTCTGTTCCATTGTACGGTGTTGTTGCTCAATAAGAAAGTCTAAATAGTTTTCAAACTTAGACCATTTGG